CACCCAAATTCTGAGCCTATTGATTTTATGGGCGGTGGTATGTATCCCCAAAGCCAACAAGTAAGTCCAGCTTACGCTACTCCAACACAAATGCCAACTTCGGCGCAACAGACAGCCGCTTTATACGAGCCTAAAACAAATCCACTAACGGGTGAGATGACCGCTAATATGGCTGCAGGCGGTACTGGTAAAGATGCTTTAATAGACTTGATGAATGCGCGCGACGCCATTGATAACTACAAAAGCCAGTACCAGTCAGACCCAACAGCGGTGGCTTCCAAAGCCCAAAGCGGTGACTATAATGCTATGTTGGCTTTGAATAAACTACGCGGCACCCCTAACGCAAACTATGCTGGTGGAGGTATTGCTAATTTGGGAGGTTACTCTGATGGCGGACGTATGCTTAAAGGTCCTGGCGACGGTATGTCTGATAGCATCCCTGCTACTATTAGCGGTAAACAACCAGCGAGGTTGGCTGACAACGAGTTTGTTGTGCCTGCGGATGTTGTCTCTCATCTTGGGAATGGCTCTTCTGACGCTGGTGCTAAAAAACTATACGCTATGATGGACAAAGTAAGAAAGGCCAGAACTGGTAAGTCTAAGCAAGCTCCTGCAATTACAGCTGACAAGTACATGCCAGCATGAGCCTCTTAATTCGCCATGTTCCTATTCAATATGTTAATCAAGCTTGGCCTTTGGTTGAAAAGTATATTGCAGACGCTGTGCAATATGGTGGGGATGATTACACGCTGGATCAAGTCAGAGTTTACCTTGCGTCGGGCCAATGGCTTTTGGTGGTGGCATCAACTGAAGATGGTTCGATTAAAGGAGCGGCCACGATTAGCTTTAGTAATTATCCTAATGATCGTGTGGCTTTTGTTACATTTATTGGTGGTCGGTTAATTTCTAACCAAGAGACTTTTAAGCAATTTAAAGATTTACTAAAGGCTAACGGAGCCACTAAAATACAGGGTGCAGCAAGAGAAGCAATAGCCCGGTTGTGGAGCCGTTATGGATTTGAAGAGCGTTACAGAATTGTAGAGACAAAAATATGAGATATACACTAGATTCAATGTTGCCTGAAAAGGCTTTCTCGCCACGCATGGGTCGTGGTTTTGGTGCTGGTGGTATGACTCTTGAAGGTGGTTCAGGTGGCGGTTCATCTGCGCCAGCTCCAGCTGCTCCTACGCAAACTACTGTTCAAAACACAAACATCCCTGACTATCTGCGACCTTATGCGGAAACGATGCTTGGCGCTACTCAGCAACAGTTATTTAATACACAAACAAATCCTGACACCGGTGAAGTAGATATTACTGGCGTTAAACCGTACGTACCATATAGTTCAAATCCAGCAGACTATGTCGCTGGTTTTTCTCCAATGCAGCAAGCAGCTCAACAGCAAGCTGCCAACTTACAAGTACCGGGTCAGTACGGCGCAGCAACTCAGATGACCGGTATGGCTGGTCTAGGTTCTTTAGGTTTAGCTGGGCAAGAAGCACAAACAGGCAGTAACCTAGCACAAGCATCAACAAACCCAAATGCAGTTGGTTCGTACATGAATCCGTACATCCAGAATGCATTAGCTCCATCAATGCAGCTTTTAAACCAACAATACGGTATGCAAGGTGCTTCTCAACAAGGTGCTGCTACCCAAGCTGGAGCTTTTGGCGGTTCCCGTAATGCATTAATGCAGGGTTTAAATCAACAAAACCAAATGTTGGCACAGAACCAATTGGTAGGAAATGCATATCAAAATGCATATGGCGCTGCGCAAAACCAGATGAATACAGTTTCCGCTCAAGGTTTAGCTGGACAACAAGCCGCTATGCAAGGCCTGGGTCAATACGGTGCTATGGGTAATCAGCTGGCTGGAATTGGTGGTCAACAATTAGGCGCGCAGCAAAATGTTATTGCAACGCAGAGCCAAGCCGGTCAGCAACAGCAAACACAACAACAAAATATTCTTAACCAAGCTATTCAGAATTACGCTACTGCCCAGCAGTACCCAGAACAACAGCTTTCGTTTATGAATTCTATGTTGCGCGGTTTACCGACGCAGCAAACAACTACTGCTACATATCAAGCAGCGCCTAGCACACTAAATCAAGTTACTGGTTTGGGCATTGCAGGACTTGGCGCATACAATGCATTTGGTGGTGGCGCTGCAGCTGGTTCAGATATTAACCTGAAAGAAAATATTGTGTTGTTATGGAAAGCTGACAACGGTTTGGGTATTTATGAATTTGAATACAAACCAGAGTTTAAAGATCACGAGCTGTGCGGCCATGGTAAGTTTATTGGTTATATGGCACAAGAAGTTGAGCAGATTATTCCTGAAGCGGTATTTATTATGGACAACGGATACAAAGCCGTTAATTATGATTTAGTTGGGAGGGCTGCATAATGCTCGGTATGGACCAAATGTATAAGATGGCGCTTGATCCGCGCATCTTCCCTGATCAACGTCTTTTGGCTATTATGCAGGGTAAAGATCAGTCTTTGCCTATGGCCGTTGCAATGGCGGCTAAACAACAACGCGACAAGTTACACCAAGCTGCCCAAGGTCAACAAGCACAACAAGGCGCTAAACAGCCTACAGTTAAAGACCAGATGCTAGCTAAAGATTTACCAGCGGAATACGCAGAGCATGCTGGCTTAGCTGCCCTCCCCGCAGAAAATATGCAAGGCATGGGCGAAGAAAAGATGATGGCTGGTGGTGGTATTGTGGCGTTTGAACAAGGAGGTTTTGGTTTAGATGCGCTGAATGATTTGTCTGAAAAAGATAAAGCAAATGTAAAAAATGCTTGGTTAGACGAAGCCAAGAAAAACCCCCCAGCGCCTTCAACCCCTTCATGGTTGGATAAACTCCCAGCAACACTTGCTGATAGACGGGGTGCTTCGACTGATGCGGCTATTGCACAAGCAAACGCAGATGCAGCCGCTCAAGATAAAGCTGCGGGTGTAGCTACACCTACAGGGCTTACTAACCCAGCAACGATAACCCCGCAGCAACAAGCGGTAATCAACGCGCATAATTCCAACAACCCTATTCAACCAGGTGGGGTAGGTACTCCCCCAGCCGGTCCAGGTAACGCCGCTGCAGCTGCAGCGCAACCACAAGCGGGTATTGGTCAGCCTCCCCAGCGCGTAGATAGCTTTGCGGGTTTAGGGGATACACAAGATGCATTTGATCAAAAAGTAGCTGATGAAAAACGCGCTGCAACTGGTGATTTCTTGATGAATATGGGTCTTAAAATGATGACCACAGTAGGCCCATTAGGAAAAGCAGTTGGTGAAGGTGGTATGGCTGGGTTGCCAAGCCTAGCTGCTAGCCGTAAATCTATTAATGAGCTTGAAAAAAACCGTAACGATTACCGTCTTAATATGGCTAAAGCACAAACTGCTGCCGATGAAGGCGATCAAGATTTGGCCCTTAAATATAAAACTTTGGCCGAGCAGTCTGTATACCATTCAGGTCTTGTAGCTGCTGATATGATTAAATCAAATGCTTATGCAGCTGGTGTTGGTAGTAAATCTGATATTCGCCAAGACAAGTTGAACGAAGCAATCCTTAAAGGGGCTACGGATCTTCATGCTAAAAACATGACAAACCCCCTGTTTGCTACGAAGTTTGCTAAAATGGACCCAACAAGCCAACAACAATATTTTGCAGGTTTACGTAATCAAGCATCAGCTTTAGCTGGGCAAGAAGTAAAAGGCGATTTAGGAAGTGGTTTTTCGATGGACGCTATAGATGCTGCCATCGCCCGTAAGGAAAAATCGAAGTCGTAGTAACAAACACAATTTAGAAAGCTTTACTGATGGATTTGGATAAACTGTCGCTTGACGACCTGAAAGCCCTGCGCAGCAATAACCTTGACGCGATGTCCCTAGAAGGGCTTCAGTATTTAAAATCTGCACGTGCCCCAGCCGCACCAGAAACCCCACCAGATACAGGATTTACTGGCGCATTAAAATCTAGCGCTGAACAAATCCAAGCTGACTATGAGCGTATCAAGGGCAAGCTAGGCATTAAGCCTATTGAAGAAGCTGAAAAAGCTGCTCAAGAACACGAAGACAAAGCGCAAAAAGTATTTAAACCTACCGAAGAAGGTTGGTTAGAAGCTCCTTGGACTAAATTAAAAGAGACTGCTGGCGGTTCGTTGCCATATATGGCGTTGCCTGTTGCAGCTGGTGCCGCTACCCTTGCTCTTCCTGAAGCTGCTGCTGCCGCTCCTGTGTTGGGTGGTCTTGCTACTGCTGGTGAAGCCCTTGGTATGGGCGCTGCCGGTTTAACTTCTGCAGCTCAGTTCACTGGTTCTAACTTATCCCGCCAAGTACAAGAAGGCAAATCGTTACAAGAAGCTAGTTTAGGAAAAGCTGCATTAGCGGCTATACCGCAGGCTGCTATGGATGTAGTAGGGTTGAAATATATTCCTGGCATCCAAAAAATCTTTAAATCAGTTGGCCAAGATATTACCGAAGAAGCTGCCAAAAAGATGATGGAGCAAGGCATTCTTCGTACAGCAGGGCAATACGTTGCTGGCGGGGCTAAGATTGCTGGTATTGAAGGCGCGAATGAAGCTGGACAACAGTTCTTTGAACGTTTACAAGCTGGTTTAAATATTGCAGACCCAGATGCTCGTAAAGAATATATTGATAACTTTATTGGCGGCGCTGCGTTAGGAGCTGTAGCTGCTCCGTTTGGTGTTCACGGCCATCGTGCGGATGCACGTTCTGTATTAGATAAAGCACAAGCTGCTCGCGATGAACAAGCGTTTAAAGAACAAGAAGAAGCAGATAAACAAACACAAGAAACAGCCGCAGCCCAAAAAGAAATGCAAGGCATGGCCCCTAAAGGCCCAACGGAAGTTGATGTTGAAAGAGACAGAATTCGTTTAGATCGTTCAGCTGCGCAAATTACAGAACAAAAGCGCGTATTAGAAGATAAATTAAACGAACTCCGCACCCAAGCCAGTGAAGAAACTGATTTAGGTAAGCTAGAAACAATTACTACAGAAGCGCAAAAGTACCATACAGCACTAGATGATCTTGATGGCGATAAAGTTAAGAGCCAAATGCAGTCTTTACACAAAGACACGCAAAGCTTACGTAAGCAACTTACCAAAGTTAAAGATGATCCAGAGGCGGCTGCTGAGATTCAAGCTAGCATAGATAAAAATACAGCTCAATTTGATACGTTAGCTGAGCGCTTTGACGCAATTGAACACGCTAACAAAAAAACTGCAACGGCAGAAGAGCTTGACAAACAACTAGCTAAAAAGCAAAAAGAGCTTGATAAAGCCAAAGAAACTGGTGACTTGCAATCTATGGGCAAAATCATTGCCTCTATGAAAGCGTTGCAAGAGCAACATCCTGGTGATATTACCAAACAGCAAAGTTTGTTTGAAGGTGAAGGCGAAGATAGAACTTACCCTGAATATCAGAAACGTCTAGCCGCTGAACAGCGTGCGCGTGAAGCTAAGTCACAGGAAGTCCTAGACCAAGAAGCCATCCAGAACCAACAGCAGCAAGAGATTGAACAATCTACCGGTGAGAAACCAAAACTTGCTAAATATAAAGAAGAAATGACGTCGGAGGAATATACCGACTTATTAGCACATAAACTAGTTGACCTGCATACGCGCCCAGACACACACGTACCTGCTCCTTTATCTCCTGCACAAAAAGCAGCGGAGACTAAGCGTGTAAATGCTATCAATGCAGCTAAAGTAGAGTTTGAGGCTAAGAATAAAGAATACCAAGATTTAATATCTCAAGTTGACGAGCAAGGCGGTAGGGGTAGAGCAATATACACAGCCCGTGGTGACGTAGCTGCTATGGGTAAAAAATTAGCGGAGGCCAAAAAAGCAGTAGATGCAGCTAAAGCCAAAATGATTGGCGCTATTCCTGATGGTACTAAAACTGTAGTTGAGTCTGGCCGTGCTAGCGAAGCAGCACAAGATGTACACCTTTTAGACCTAACAGACACTATAGATAGTATGCGTAAGGGCGAATGGTTTGGTGGTGCAAATCCCAAAGCCGCATCAAGTATGTTGAGCACTTTAGCTACAAAAGCGCGTAGTTCGTTAGATAAGTATATCCAAGCAACAGTAAGTAACATTAACTATACGCGTCTAGCTAAGGGGATGGACCGTCTTAGCGAAGCTGAAAAAGAAATTATTGTTAAACATATTGATATCTTAATGGGCCATAAGATTGAACGTGCTACTGGTAAAAAAGCTAGTGCAATGGTTCTTGCTGAGCGCATTAAAAACCCCCTTAAAACAGATTTAGCTGATGTAGAAGCTAAAATGGAACCGCTTAGAAAGCAAGGCTATACTGCAAAGTCATCGCCTGTTGTTTATGCGGCGTTAGAAAATAAAGCAAATGAAATCAAGGCCGCTATTGCTAAGGTAGATGCCGCTGTTGAAAATGGAACTATAGATCAGATAGCAAATCAGTATGGTATGGATACAACTTCTATGCCAAATGCTTTACGGAGAGCTGGTTTTAGAACTACAGAACAAGAAGTTAAAACTGGTTTCCATAGAAACGAATACAAAGATGTTCAACGTGACATTGCGCAGCTAAAAGAACAGTATACTCAACCTGCAGCTAAAGAACGTGGCCGGTTACAAAAAATAACACCAGAAGCCGCTAGCCAATATGCTGGGCAAAAAGCGCTTACACAACGCCAAGCACAGAAGAACGCTAAGGCGGCAAAGCCTGTTCAAGCTAAAACAGATCAAGAAATTACAGAAGCTCGTGAAAAAGCCGCTAAACAACAAACTGGTTTAGGTATAGAGTCTGGCGTTAAGAGAGAAACTGTTGCTCCTAAGGCTGGCTATACTGAAGCCGCTTTACCGCATGAATATAAGGCTGTTCAAGCCGCATTTAACTTTGCTAAGCAATATTACAAAGAGATGCTTTCGCGCCGGAGCATGGTTATGAATAAAAAACAGCGCGAGGCTTTAAAAGAAACACGTAAAAAATATAAAGAAGCACGAGTAAAACTTAACGAGTTGTTTAAAGATCACAAGGTAAACCACCAAATAGCTCGAATTATGAATTGGCAAGTTACTGCCGATGAAAAAACACGTAATTACAGACGGGCCGATAACCTTATCTTAGGTATTGAAGAAAAGATGCAACGTCAAGCTGCAGCGCGGCAGCCTAAAGTAAAAACTACCGAATTTGGTCGTGTTGATGAAAAAGCTGAAGCGGAAATTCGTAAAGTAATTGGTCAGTATTCTGAAGAAGAAGTTGAAACGCCTAAGTCCCCGCCCGAAAAAGCAGCGGATAAAATTAGTGAAACTCAGCTAGCTGCGGTAAATACAAAACTTAAAGAACGCCTTAAAGAAGTACGAGATCGTATTTATGGGCTTGGCATCCAAGCTAAAGAAGAAACTGCTGCCGAACGTGCAGCTTTGGCTAAAGAACAAACCAAACTAGAAGAACAAACAAAAGATATAGATAAAGTTTTGAGTGCCCGTCGTGTAGGTATGATAGTTGGCGAAGCCCAAGAAGAAAAAGGTGCTAAGCGGTATAAAGCTACTGACACCGAAAAGAAAATGGTTAAAGAAGGCAAGTTTAATAAAGCTGGAGTTGCGCCGCTTGTCTATGCCAACGTAGTTAAAACTGTACGCCAGATTGAATCTGAACGTGCCCAAGCTAAGCCAAAGAAAAAAGCAGCTCCGATAGCTAAGGCAGCTAGGGATAAGATTAAAGAGTTGGCTGCAGTTGAAGTTGACCTAGCGCATGCTAAAGATGCATCTGAAAAAGGTGTGTTGACCAAGCGCCGTAACGCATTGCAAAAAGAAATTGCAGAAGAAGCTAATAAGAAAGCTAAGAGCTTAGCCGACTTATTCAAACAAGAGGCTGAAGAAGCTGGCATAGACGAAGACGCATTCTTTGAAATTGCTGATGATATGGAGGCTGGTGATTTTGAGCCACGTATTGGTCTTGGTAAGTCTTCTGGAATCCAGATGTTACGTTCTGCAGCTCAGGCTGTAGTAGATAAAATTAAGCTTCCAAAAGGGCTTAAGATGCACGTGGTTCAAGAGCTATCAGCTACTATGAAGAACTATATCCTCGAGCGGGGTCTTGATCCTGAGTTTACTAAGGGCTTTATCACAAAGAATGGTCACGTAGTTATCGTTGCTAGCGCTCATAAAACTGCAGGAGAAGTTGCTGAGACTATAGCGCACGAAGTTACAGGACACTTAGGTGTTGAGCAGGTGCTTGGCGAACAAGGCATGAAGTCTTTGGTAAATAAAATTACCAAGCAAGAAGGCGGTATTCAGCAGCTTGCTAACAAGCTGGGTGTTGGAGAAGAGGTTGCTGCAATCCGTAATGCTGCAATTACAGCGGGTGATACAGAGGCAGAAGCCGATGAAAAAGCTGTGCACGAAATGATTGCACATACCGCGGAGAAACGCCCAACTAAAGACTGGGTAGCTAAGGCTAATGAATTTATTAAAGCGTTAGTCGGTGAATTTAGAACAGCTTTACGGCGCATGGGTATCAATCTAGATACCAGCACATCTGACATTTACAAAATTCTTCGTGATGCACGTAAAGACTTTAAGGAAGTTAATCCTGGCGCGTATCGTGAAGCTAACGGTAATATTCAGTTTAGCAGCAAGCCTAAATTTAACGACAAGTTTAAGGACTTAGGTAGCGACGTTAGTAAAATTGTTCACGCTAATAAGACGACTAATGACAAGGTACGCGCAGTTGCTGCTGGCTTTAAAACTCCTAAAGACATTATTAAAACTGGGGGTATACTGTCCCCCCAAAACCGCCTAGCTCTGCGGACTCGTTATGTAGATAGATTTGCACCAATGGAAAAGGTAGCCGAAAAGCTTACCGCAAAACTGCAAAGCTCGCTTGAAGGCACTCAGTTGATGTACTACCTCCGTATGTTTGACCAAGGTATTAACTGGGTAGCTCAGACTGCTTCGCACGGCCCAATGAGCATCATTGAAAAGAAACGCGCGGACGGTAAGCTCGAGCGCATTATCGAAACCAAAGATGGCGCCAGCCTTCTTAAAGTATCCCAGGCTCTTAAAGAAGCCGATGTGGGCGATGCTAATGCGGCTAACCAGTTGTTTACATTCTACTTGGCTGCTAAACGTGCTAAACGCGTGGGCTTAAATACCCTTAATTTTGGTGACGATGTTACCCAAGAGATGCTAGATAAGGTGACAAGTCGCATCAATTCCGATGCTAAAACTAAAGCAGCGTTTGAAAAAGCAGCTACTATCTACAACGAGTACAACAAAGGTTTGATTGAATTTGGTGTGCAGACTGGTCGATTCTCTAAAGAAGAAGCCGCAAAGTTGCTGAAAGAAAATGATTATGTTCCGTTCTATAGAATTGATAGGAGCGGTAATGTATCTCTAGATATTGGCGGAGCCAACCCAATTAGCATTGGTAACGTTAAAGACCAGCCGTATTTGCATGAGCTAGTTGGCGACAATAAGCCTATTCTTGACGTATTTACTAGCGCTTTGCAAAACACTCGCATGCTAACAGATATGGCTTTGCGTAACTTGGCGTCTCGTAATGCTGCATTTAGCTTGCAACAAATTGGTGGTTTAGAAACTAAAGTAACCCGCGCCGGTAAAGAATTTGGCTCTGGTATATACCAAGGTAAAGGCGAGGCTAACCCCAACGTTATTCGGTTTAAGATTGATGGCGTAGACCACCACGCTATTGTTGATACAGAGACTATGGGAATCCCAGCGGACTTGCTGGTAAAAGGATTGGATGGCGTACAGGTTTCTATCCCTAATTTGGTTAAGGTTGCAGGGTACCCAGCCAAGTTATTGCGTTCATTTATTACCCGTAATCCAGCATACGCTATTCGTCAGATTGCACGTGACTCCTTATCTAACGCCTTTATAACTGGTGCTGATTCTATTCCTATCATTGATAACATGAAGCAACTAGGCTCTATGCTAAAAGGCGTTAATGAGGGCGAATTGCTTTTAAAGAAACGCGGTATCCTTGGCGGGCAAGTTTTAGGTAACGCTTCAGATGCTATGCAAAAAGCTATGCTTCAGATTATTGATGGCAAACCAGGTTGGGAAAAAGCTATGGCCTACCTAGACCACGTTGCTATGATGGGCGATGCGTCTTCCCGTGTTACTTCCTATAATAGCTTTGTTAAGCAAGGTTTGTCTGATATGGAAGCCACGTTAGCATCTTTAGAAGCCATGAACTTTAGCAAGAAGGGTACATCACCTAGCTTGTATTTGCTTAACCAAATGGTTCCATTCTTAAATGCGCAGATTCAAGGTATGGATGTTCTTTATAAAGCCTTTGCTGGTAAGATGCCGTTTGCTGACAAGCTAGATATTAAGTCTAAGATTTGGAAACGCGGTGCTATGATGGCTGCATTTACTATGGCGTACACAGCTATGTCATACGACGATGACGACTACAAGAACGCAACAGCGGCTGAAAGAATTGGTAACTGGTTTATTAAAGTGCCAGGAATTGACGAGAAAGTTAAAGTACCTATTCCATTTGAAGTTGGCGGTATATTCAAGATGCTTCCTGAAATGCTTTACTCAACAGCATTTAAAGACAAGAAGCTTAGCGAAGCGGCTGCAGAAACATCTAAGTATGTTGTGGATAACTTTATTCCATCCTTTATGCCAACAGCCATTAAACCTGTAATTGAAATGGGAGCTAATTACTCATTCTTTACTGGTAAACCTATTGAAAGCCAGCGCTTAATGGAGCTAGCTCCAGGCCAACGCGCATATGCAAATACGCCAGAGGCATTAAAAGCCCTTGGCGAAGCGACTAACATTTCACCAGTAAAAATGGAGTATTTATTACGTTCCTATACTGGTTCGTTCCCATTAGCTATGATGGCCTTGGCAAATCCAGTTTCAAGTGGGGCTGAAGCCCCCGAAGGGCGCGGCGCATTAAGCAGCACAACCCCAGTTATTGGCGCGTTTTTCCAGCCTAAAGATGCAAACGGTTTAATTGATAAAGCTTACCAGCAAATGCAGGATGTAATTCAAGCTGATAGGACATTCAAAAACTACATTGAAAGTGGGCGAGACGAAGAGGCTGAAGCGTTCTTAACTAAAGAAGCTGATCTACTTGGTATGGCTACCTTCTCAGGAAACTTTAGAAAGCAAATGGGAGATTTAGCTAAACAAGAACGCGCTATTCGTTCTATGACTGGTATTACTGGTGCTGAAAAACGTAAGATGCTAGACGATATTAAAGAAGCTAAGATAGAAATATCAAAAGCGTTTATCAGCGCACGCGAGTAAACCAAACGCCTATCTTACCGTCCTTGCGCCCTATCTCTGCCTTGGCTTGTACTCGGTGGTAAAGGGCGGCTTTTAAACCGTTTACCTTTACCTCCTCGAACTTTAATGTAGGAACAAAGAAGCCCCCATGAGCGGGGACTTCTAACCACGGGTAGTGCACCTTAATCTTCCTCACTTATCACCAATGGGCGTGTGATTCTAATTACGTTAACTCGCATTGATGGACCTCTAGTCTTAGCCAGCATATCTTTGCGCATGTACCCAATCTTGTAATTAGGCAATGATTCGAGCTCTTTCTTTAAGTCGGAGTAACCGTAACTCATAGTAGAGCAATGCTGTTTAAGAAGCTGTTCTTCAATGTAGTAGTCAACATGCCCTGGGGTCATCTCATGCTCAACCCTTCCAGCCACATCCGACCTAGTTAGCGACTGGTCAATCTCGTTATGCCCACCTAGGGTAGCTTTGGTAATTCCGTCAATGGCTTTAACAACCACAAACTTACCGTAGCACTCACGGGTGTAGGCGTTAAGAACATCCTCAGCGGAACGGCGATTGCCTCGCACAGCCGCTCTAGCCTCGTTAACCATTCCACGAAGCGTCTCAATAATTGGACGGATAGGTACATCAATAATGTTTGCGTATTTTTTACCCATAAGGATCACTATAGCTACGATGGCGGCATTACCAGCAGTCCAATAACGCTCGTCATCTGATGAATTAAATTCCGCTTTTAACTTCTCGCGGGTCTCGTTGTACACCTGTACTGCTGTTTCTCTATTGCGGACAATCCAGCGAATCAATTCACGACCTACGACACCGTAATTTGATTTCAGAATATCTACCGTACTGCTCTCAGTTGAGGATGCCCATTGAACTTCCTTGGCTGGTTTAACTTCTAACATACGAAGCATCTCAGCTTGGGATGTGTGCTTACGCCCCCCTGATAAGAAGTCATAAATGTGAGTGTTGCTTGAAAACAACACCATCAAGTTCCACACAGTAGTATTTAACCGCTCCTTATTGGCGCCTTGTTCCATGCGCTCTTTGCCCTTACCTTGAGTTAAGTCTAGTAAGAACTGGGGCAGCCACTCAAATGACTCGCGGTTCTTGTTGGTAATCTCGTCCATTACAAGCGGCAGGCTATTTAATAGGCCCTGTCTTTGCTGTGCAGCTACTGCTGAAGTCGATTGCGTAACCCTGTAGAGCTCTGGATGACCCCAAAAACTAGCTGCAAGGGCTAGGGCAAGCGACTTACCACGACCTGAGCCCGAAGACCCAAGGTGATAAACAACGCCCCTAAAGCCCGAGAAGTGCATCAGAATCGAAGCAGGACCTACCATACCCATGGTGACAATCTCCCATAGCTCCTTGGCAATGTACATATTAAGGACTTTCTTCCATTCCTCAATGGTGCCCATTGGTTTAGTAGCGTAGTTGACGTTAGCCATTCCTGGGGTTGGAACATAAAGCTCCTTGCCATCAGGGGAGAAGATAGTGCTGTCATACACAAATGAGTTGTCTTCTTGCCAACCACAACTATGAGGAACCTTAACCGCTACCTTGTTAGAGCTGGCATATTCCACACAACCACGGATGTACTCATATAAGTGAACGTCGTTGCCCTTGCCGTAGACCGCAATAATATTGTGGCTAGCTAGCATCTTTACCGTTTCGTCCTTACTTACTGCCGATTTTTGCGGCATGATGATATCCGAAGTACCATTTGGGCGGCAGACTACCATGTGGATAAGATGCTCATCGCCGTTATTTAGGATGTCAACAACGAACAAGTCGTAAGGCAAAATCATTACCTGCTTCTTAACCTTCTCGCCACCTTCTTCCTCAACTACCTTGTCGATAAATATCCCGCCATTTGCCCCATAGCTAAATCCGCGTGGCGGAATTGGGCGCGTAATCATTATCTGCTCGGCTGGTTTAGTATCAGTAGCCGCTTTAGTTTCAACAATGATTTCTTTTGGCTTGTTATCGACCTTGATCTCACGACCTAAAGCTAGCGGATTAGTAATCTTTCCAAAGTGTGGGCAACCTTTACAGACCCCTGGATTTGCCTCGTCAAGCTTCAAGCAGCTGTATGGTCCTTTGATTTGGTTCCACTTGGTGTTGTGGCGATCCATATCGTAGGGGTGCATGGCGGATAAAGCTTGACCTTCTTCCTCACCATCTTCGCAGTACTTAGCTATGCTGAGGATACCCCGCCACAAAGGTTCCATGCCGTCATCTTTAGCGTGCTCTATGTAATGATTAATCTGCTTACATTTAGGCGCAAGATTTTTGAAGAACGTAATGCTGTTCTCTACCATCTTGACGTTTGATGCCGTGCCTTTTAAGTCTGGACGTTTTCCAGGAAGGTCAAATTTTGGAAGCAGCTCATGGGAATCTTCCCCGACTTTTTCTTTGATGACCGTAGCTAATGCCTCAAACTCAAAGGTTGTACCAACCACCTTAATAGATACAGCCCGTGGCTTTTCTTGCTTGTAGTTCTGTGTATCAGGAACGCGTAATACCCGAGCGGCATCGCCAGTAACCATAGCGTCAATATTCAAGCCCTCTTTCTTACATAAGCGCTTGAGGTTCTCTGCTACTGGTTTCCATGTAGCTATATCTACTTCTTCTGTGAATGGCCAGTATACGTGCAGTCCACCGCCACTAGATACGACGTATGGGGTTCCGAGGCTATCTAACGAAGTTTCAGACAAAAATGTCCCCAGTGCCGCTGCTGCCGCCTGTTTATTAGGATAATCCTTTCCTTCTCCACAATCAATATCCAAGAATAAAGATTTTATTTTTACTGCGTTTGTAGCTAAACGCTTGCCGCTTGTGTTAAATGATGCTAGTGCATAAAAAGCATTAAGCCCTTCACCGCTAAAGTGTGCAGCGTTGCTATACAGTTCATCAATCGTATCAACAAATACGTGTTCTTTTTTTGCTGTGCTTAGTTCGCAGGCGCAATACTTACCCGAAGACGGAAGCACAGTCGCTAGGAATTCCTGCGACTTCATATGATGCTCCTTGGGTTAACCGTTAATGCGTCTGTCGAATCTTTTTAAAAGTTCCTTCTGAAAACTTAACGGCATGCCAGTATCAAGGTAGCGTTCTGCAAAGCTAATCAGTTCTTTATCGGTTAATGCTTGTGGGGAAATCACTGCTTCGTTTATTTTTTCTGATTGCATTTTTTCATTGCCTCTTCAACGGTGCTGCTTGTTTGTAATATGCGCAACAGATTGGTTACGCTTGTTCTATATGATGGAGTAACTTCGGTTCCTGAGAACCAGTTATAAACCGTCTGTCTTGTTGCTCCTGTGTACTGCGAAATCTGAATCACAGGAAAATTCAATTTAATAGCCCATCGACCTAGCTGATTGCCTAGGGTCTTTTCTGCCTTGGCGGTGGACTGTCGTATTGTTTCTGAGTAAGCCATTTTCTTTTCTTTGTTGTGGGTGGGGAGACAGTCTTTTTAGTCGTTCGTCCTCGAGTACTTGAGCTGAATAGTGTCAGCCTCCCCTAAACTTTATCCTGAGCAGGTCGTAAAACAGTTACCAGACCCATCACAGCAAATAGTACAGATTCGTCCTGTTTGCATATCAGTGTTTGTCATACATCCAGCATAAACAATGGATGCCGCCAAGAATAGCCCTAGGGCTAAAGCAAGCTTACTCATCGTCAGTATCCCACTCATCAACAACAGAAGCTAAGTCGCCAGTCTTTTTCTTTGGAACCGCTGATGGTTTAGGAGTTACCTTACGCTTCTCAGGCTCATCGAATGACTCGGCTTCTTCCTTTGGCGCCGCTAAGGCTGGAGCCGCTTTTGCTTTCTTACCGATACCGCTACCAAAGCTCATAACAACTGCTTGCTTAGCTTCAGTAGACTCACTCTTTTCCTTAACTGTTTCATATTCGTCTTCGGATAACCAGCGCATTGGTTGGAAGAATAACTTAGGCACAGCAGCTTTAGTGTCGAAACGCAAACGGGTAACAACAGTCTCAGGGCTAATGCTTTGCGCGGCTAGGAATCTAGCATACGCCTGTAGTGGGCGCTTGTCGCCTTCTTCTTTACCGAAGATTGATGTGGCAGATAGAGTTAACTGCATAATATCGCCGCCTACATCGTTAGCCAATACAACTGCTAAGCGCTGACTGAAACGGCATGCGCGTGAATTACCTTGACCAGACCCAGCGGCATTCTGTGGGCATGATGCGCAGTTGCTAGCTTGTGGTTCTTTAACTGAACTATCAGGTGTTTCACCATCTGCTGACCAGCACTCAGGTCCTTTGCTAGCGCCTTCTTCGTATGTGCCTGCATAAAATGTACGGCTGATCTTAGGTGCAGCTTGAACAACAACTACATCAAGATGGCGATCATCAATCGAAGCTACTTCTTCGCTACCCGCTAATAAACGGAATACACCGCCTTTAATGGAAATACGCTTGCCGTTACCACCACCGCCACCACCAGCCAAACTCTTGGCGAGGTCAGACAGTTCTACATTTTTAGCAAATGATGGAAGTTGTGAGGGGTTAAATGCTGTGAGTTCTTTACTCATTTGTTACTGCTCCTGTACTAGTTGGTTTGGCAACTGCCGCACCTGTTTGTAAAAATTGTAAGAATACTGCTGCTGTTTCTGTAACCTCAAAGGCGCTACCTTCGTACATGCTTTTTGCGGCGGTATCTAATGCCATTCTGCGTAGGTCAAGTTCGAGCATAATATTCCGAGCCGCTTGTTGTACGGCTTGCTCTTCGGGTGTTAGTGGTGCATTCATTTACTTCTCCTTATTTGGTTGGTTTACGTACTGATACTGAAACTTCGGACATAGAGTTTAACCCCATAGGTACAACGCCAGGGTTTTCCTCTAAGAACATCGCCATATTTTTCTGAGCAATGCGCTTCTCAAACAAATCGAGCGCATCGTTCTCTACCACAAACGTCTTGAATGAATCCCAGTCATCTGTGTAATAGCGTGTTTTCTGTGACAGGATAATTGTGCCTTCATCTGTTTTTACAGACTGAAGACCGAGTGCCACCATCTGATCCTTCATGGCATTCTTGATTTCTTCCTGTTGTGCTTTAAGTTCTTCGAGCTGTGTTTCATACTGCGTGGTTAGCTCGTTAGTCTTCGCGTATATCTTGCGATATATTTTTGCTAGCTTGTCTAGCGGAATTGCTTCGTCTGACATACTTCCTCCTTTGTCAATAATTATACATCAATGCAGACAGTTGTACAACCCAATACAGGGTTTTATTTTTCGCCAATCTCCTCCTTATACAGATTGAGCAGAATGTCGTGACCTTCTACACGCTTCTCTAGTTGCGCAAACATCCGCTTTTCTATATCGCTACCTTGTAAGTGTATCACAGTAACATTCGTACCTGTCTGTCCAATACGATCTGCTCTAGCAATGCACTGTAGGTAAGTCTCTACAGACATAACGGGACCATAAAATACTACCGTATCCGCGGCTGTAAGCGTAACCCCATGAGATGCTGATTGAGGTTGAACTACTAGTATACGCGGGTTTGGTTCTGTTTGAAACCGCTTAAAGATATCGGTACGCTTATTAACCGATACGTCGCCATGAATTACCTCTGCGCCCACATTGTGCTTGAGAAGGAACTCGTGGATGGTTTCAATGCTGTGCCTAAAGGGTGCAAAAATAATAACTTTTCTGTTGGTTTCTTGCAACACTTCTAGCAGGACGTTTAGTCGTGGGGCGCAATCAAATTCAACAACCTCATGGGCATCCGTATATGCGGCACCTGCTGAAATTTGTAGCAACTTAGATACGCCAGCCGCGGCATTAACTGCCGTGATTGTTTCACCCGAAGCCTGCATAACCATGCGCTCCTTGAGAAGCTTATAGTACTTGACCTGCTGGGGTGTTAGTGGTATCTCGCGAGTCTCAGTAAGCACAGGCGGTAAGTCGGTACACTCTTCTTTAGTAAACCTAATGGCTGGTTGCAATGCCGCAAATACAGCCTCAGCTGCACCGCTCTTAGGAACCCACTTAAACTGCGTGAGCTTTTTCATCACCTTGTCACGCCATGCAGTGGCAAACTTAGGAACGCCAGTTGGGTTAACCAGCTTAGCTAAACCATACGCATCAACAGGGGACTGAGCTGAGGGAGTACCAGTCATCATCCATAGTAGTGAATCAGGACGAACGATTTTGTTGAGCGACTTCCATCGTTTAGTTGATGAGTTTTTATAGGCGTTAGCTTCGTCTACTATAACCAAGTCAAACCGCCCATCGCGTGCAACTTCTTCAGCGATTAAGTTTAATCCGTCGTAATTAACAATTACAAACTCATAGTCACCCTGAACCATCTCGATACGCCGACTAGCTTGAGAATGGTGCGCCACAATTGCAGACCTGTGAATAACGCTATTAGATATACCACTCATCCAAGCGTCATGCATGATTGACAACGGGCACAAAATTAAACAACGTCTTACTTTCTTTAACCGCATTAAGTAGTCTGCTGCCCATAAAGCGCTCAGCGTCTTACCAGTCCCTGGGTCATTAAATACAAACGCTTTGGGATTAAGCGTTAGAAAAGAAGCTGTTTCAATTTGGTGTGCAAAAGGTTTGTGTCGACCCGGCCATTCATAACGTGCCGTTATCGGTGATGCTAAATCTTTTACTCCTAAGTTTCTTAATACTCTTACTTCTTCTAAACCCCAAAACACTGCCATCTCGTAGACACCATTATTTTCTCCAACTACTTTACTGCGGGGAATAATGCTGTACTTATCGGGGTCGCGTGTCCTAAATACTAGAGCCTTGTTCTCTATTATTTCCATCTTCGTTTCTCTCTTCTTTTTGGTCGATGTAATCTTTTAATGTTGTTTGTTTTTTCTTCCCAAAGATTGCTTCAAAGTTTCTATCAAACGTTTCCATGGGTACACCTAATGGGCGAGGTGTGTCGCCTTTACCGCCATCTCTCATATCACTTGCTCCACTATCTACTATGTTGGTTGGTACGTCGTGTTTCACCTTATTCTCCAGTACCTGTCCTTCGGGTTATTAAGCATTGCTTTAATAAGCTCATCTGTATTAAAGAACCATTGAATAACTTTCATGCCATCATGCTGCACGATTTCAAAGCTCATTCCATGTACTCCTTTGGTGGGCGATCATCGCCCTCGGGGTATGTTTTTGCATACAAAGTTAGCATGCGGATATTACACATCACATGTGCTAAGTGCGGTTGACCTGACTCAGGATCTATCTCTTCTCCGCGTTGCCACGCAGCTAAGTGTCGCATAGCACAAGCATAAGGCACAGACCAAGGCATTCCTTTAGCCCAGTTCCATGCATTGTATTTTTTAGTGCCGTAGTCCCACACCCTAGCTTCATCTTCTAAAGTCCACAAGGGTATCAAACTCATGTTAGGTTTGTTGCTGTTATATCTAGCACCCGAACCTTTAACAGTACTATTAACATCACCAATACCTTCTAATGGTGTTGCAGTAAATGAACCGTCTTTTTCTTTAACTACTAATACCGTATCATCTGAGAACCAGCTATATTCTGTTCCCGCTCCTTCGTTTGGCATCATTCCTCCTTATTTGATAGAGCCATCTGACTTTCTTGGAAAACTTCTATTGGCGCTAGCGCTCTTAACTCGTAGGTTACTTCGCACCGTCTTACCACCTTTACTTAACGGCTTAGTGTGGTCTACATCGAGGTTATCCCCCTTATGCACTAGCCCTTCCTTTTCCATAATTCTACGAGCTTTGTTTCGTTGCGCTCTTTTCTTTTTTACTTTTTCTGTGCCGTCGTACGCTAGGTACTCGGCACGAAAATCTCTTTTGTAAACCATAACTACTCCTTATCTATTGTGCTCCGCTACCGCTTTGCACCAATCAATGAACTCCTCAACTGAGGTATTACTTCTAAAACCATTTACTGCTCTACATACTAGCTGTATATTATCCGCCGTATAACTTCCGCCAGCAACTATTCTATCAATAGATGCGTTAGTTTTTGTTACTTTTCCTTTTTCTAGATAGCAGGTCAAATCTCTGCCTGTAAGCGCGCATTTAAAATTTTGTTTTTCTAGTTGCGCAAGCACAATCTCGACGCTAAGTGCATCCCTTTTTCGACCTCCGTAGTACAAAAGTCTAGAGGCGTACCTTCTCCAATTACCACTTATCTTGTTGTACTGGTTTTCTGTACTTTCTGTTCCAGTTATGTACTTCCACTTGCCTTTACAAGACGTAGAACAAAACTTATGCACCCCCGATCTAGGCAAAAACTCTGTCTTACACACGGCGCAGTTTTTTCGTTTGAAAGTTTGAGGAGTCGCCCAACGCGGCATATTATTTCCTATCTTCTTTTAGTGTTAAACTCGCACGACTTTACTGCGCACCAGCCGCATAACGGCGTACTAGTGGGGTTCCAAACATCATTAGCATAGCTAGCGGCTAGCTTTGCAACTCGCTCACGGTAGCGCCACCAATGAAATTCTACCTCGTCTAGGGTCATTTTGTGCTTAACTGCGCTACCTTTTACCACAAATAACAGGGCTGAATTAACTTGCCGTATGTGGGGGAAGTGAGCAAACACCATCAAAGACATTAAAATTAGCTGGTCTTTGTCGGGGTACTTGTCATTGCCTGTCTTATAGTCAATGACCCAAGCCTTTAAGCCATCGTCATCAATGATAAGTAGATCGGCAATACCGCGTACCCAAACATCATCTGCCTTGAAGTCACAAGGGGATAGGTCTTCCCTAACCCCCATCTCATATTCGGCAAGCTTACGCCCTTCTTTCTTAAGCAGGCTATCCAAGATAGGCTTCATGAACTCGTGCTCAGGGGGTAATTGCTTACCGTCCCTGATATAAAACTCTGCTGATTCATGTACCTGTTTACCATAGATAGTGTGGACGGTATCGGTGAAGGGGTAGTTTTTAAGTACCTTGACTTCATGGTAACGACGTGCGCATCCTTCGTAATCTTTGAGCCCTGAATGGCTCCACTTAATTGGTGTCATTAGAATTTCGCTGTTCGTATGGCTTGTTCAAGGCGGTCGGCAAACCCACTAACGAATGACTCGCGGTGGTTAAGCTTGGATTCGCCCATGTCGTACAAGATAGCAT